ACATAAATTTTACCCTCGTTTCGGCGGGGGTAATATTTATTATTATTAAATCAAATTAAATTATATTATAATGAAAAATACTACAACCCTTAAAACAAAAGCATATAGACTAAAAAGAAGTGAAAGACCTTTAGCTTATATGTTATCCTCAAGACATTCAAACAGATCACCTTTATTATACTTTGACGAAACTCAAGGTGTCAATAGACCTTTAAGATATGCAAGAAACCAAAAAAGCCCATTTGAAGATGAGCAAGATGGTAATGCTATTTTAGAGCCTATTGTATTTGAAGATGGTATGTTGGTTGTACAAAGAGAAAATCAAGTGCTACAACAATTCTTACATTATCATCCGGGCAACGGAATGGTATTCGAAGAAGTAGACAATGCAAAAGATGCATCAGAAGAATTAGCTTCAGTAGAGTTAACTATAGATGCGCAAGTCTTGGCTAAAAATTTATCAACAGACAAATTACTTTCTGTAAGCAGAATTTTAATGGGAGCATCTGTAAATTCCATGACTATACCAGAATTAAAAAGAGATATTTTAGTTTATGCTAAAAATAATCCTGAAGAATTAATTGATATTGTAAACGATCCATTGTTAGAATTACAAAACGAAGTTCATTTGTTTGTTGACAATAACTGGTTGTCGTTTAGAAACAACAGAAGAGATGTTTATTATAATCTGCCTGGTAACAAAAAGAAAATGATGAGTGTTCCTTTTAATGAAGATCCATACGATGCTATAAGTGCTTTTCTACAAAGTAACGATGGCTTAGAAGCTTATAAGTATCTCAAGAAACGCTTAAAAAAAGATAAATAGAAAGCGTATCTTTGTGCTTTATTAACCCCATTAACATTATTACTTATGGAAAAGTTTATCAAATTATTTAAGTCTGGATCCGGACAAAACAAGGGCGACATTTTAATTCCTATAAAAGGAATTATGGAAATTAAGCAAGAAAGCGACACTGTAGTCAATATTTTTTACAATAGTATTTCTTCTGCACAAGCAGGATACGCTATTGCTAATGATGGTTCAGCTACAGTTCCTCCTGGAACTAACGTTGTACAATCGTACAAAATTACACACGATGCAATTGTAGCAAACTCTTCTTCGTTTAAAGATTTCTTAAACGAATCAGTAGAACACGCTTTACAATTATCTTGGCAACACCCAGTTTATTCACCTAATGGAAGTGCATACCCAGCATCTGCGGCTAGCGCATCTGTACCAGTTACTGTAACTGCTATAGAATTAGGAGTTAAAGCGGCTGGCGTAATATCGTAAGTTTTATTTTCTTATTAAAAAATCAGAGGTTACAAAAAAAGTGACCTCTTTTTTTTTGACTATATTTGTAAAAAGAATTTAACATGATAAACTCTGTTAGAAATACCGTCCTTGCTATAGCTAATAAAAATAATTACGGATATATATCTCCGCAAGATTTTAATTTGTATGCTCAACAAGCACAAATGGATTTGTTTGAAGATTATTTTTATCAATATAATGCCTGGACTAATAAAGAAAATCAAAGAATATCTGGAACAGGATATGCTGATATTGTAAAAGGTTTGGTAGAAGTAATGGATAGTTTTTCTGTTACAAGAAGTTTAGCTCAACAAGGCAATAATTTATTTAACTTACCTAGCGATTACTATTTAATAAATAAAGTAAATTATTATCCAACACAAATAACGTCTGGAGTAACCACCGCAGCAGGTTTAAACACTTTGACTGATACGAACGCTACGTTCGTAACAAGCGGTGTTCAAGTAGGTCAACAAGTAGTAAATACAACAGCAGCTTCAAGCTATTCTGGTTTCAGTGGGTTTGTAGTTAGTGTAGATAGCCAAACACAACTTACTTTATCATATTCACCATTTGGTGTTGCTGGAACTATTGGAGATAGTTACGGTGTATTTTCAACAAATGGAATAGTAGAAGTGGAAAGAGTGAATCAAAACAAAATATTTTATTTAAACAACTCTCCATTAACAGCGCCATCAACAGGATTTCCTGCGTATGTGTTGGGAGGAGCGACATCATCTGTAATAGGTGATTCTAATACAGGACAGTTGGGAAATACTATAACAGTATACCCTACGACCATAACAACTAATGGTAGTGTAACGGCAGAATATGTACGTTATCCAATACCACCTAAATGGACGTATCAAACACTTGCTTCAGGAGAACCTTTGTTTGATATTAACCAAGCAGATTATCAAGACTTTGAATTACCTTTGTCTGACGAACCTGGTATTGTAGCTAAGATATGTCAGTATGTAGGTATAGAAATTAGAGAAGGCGATTTATATCAGTTTGGGCAACAAGAAGAAGTAGAAAATAACCAAATACAAACGTAAGATATGGCTTATATAAATGATTACGCATATTACGCAAATTCAGGAGGTATACCTCAAGACAAGAATTGGGGATCCTACCAATACGTTTCTTTAAATGATATTGTAAACAACTTTATGTTAATGTATCAAGGAAACCATGAGTTGCTTAATAATTTAAACAGGTATCAAGTTTTATTTCACGCAAAAAGAGGTATTCAAGAATTGAATTATGATGCGATGAAAGAGGTTAAAATCTTGCAATTAGATTTGGATGATAATTTAAGGTTTATATTACCTTCTGACTATGTAAACTGGGTAAGAATATCCCAATATTTAAATGGAGTATTATATCCTTTAACAGAAAATATACAGACAGGATGGGCTAACACTTATTTGCAAGACAATAATGCAAAGATATTATACGATCAAGATGGTAATGTATTAAAACCACAGTTTTCAGAATTAGATGCTTCCTTTGCTAGTGGTGCAAGAAGTATTTATTTAAATGACAGAAGCCCTTACAATGGACAAGAAGGTTGGTGTGTAGATGGATGTTGGTATTTTGATTTTGGTATAGGATCTCGTTTTGGATTAAACACCGAAACAGCTAACTCAAACCCTACATTTAGTATTAACAAACAAAGCGGAGTGATTAATTTTAGCTCAATAGGTTCTGGAGCTTCAGTTGTATTAGAATATGTATCTGACGGAATGGAGAATGGTGATGATGCAAATATAAGTGTTAACAAATTATTTGAAGAATATTTATACGCATACATAAGGTATTCTATTTTAAATGGTAGATTAGGAGTACAAGAATATATTGTAAACAGAGCACGAAAAGACAAGTCATCATTGTTAAGAAATGCAAAAATTAGATTAAGTAATATTCACCCTGGTCGTCTTTTAATGAATTTAAGAGGCCAGGATAAATGGTTAAAATAAAATGCCAATAGTAAATACAAATTTTATTGCAGGTAAAATGAATAAGAGCGTTGATGAACGTCTTGTTCCACCAGGTCAATATATAAATGCTATTAATGTAAGATTAGGAGCAACAGAAACTACAGAAATAGGTGCTGTTGAAAACTCTAAAGGTAACTCACAGCTTACGACATTAGCTTATGGTGGTCAAAACCTTTCTAATTCTGCTCAATGTATAGGGGCGTATGAAGACGGATCTAAAGAAACTATCTACTGGTTTATTCATGATTCAAATAACCCTGTAATAGGTGGTAAGCTAGATTTAATTGTGTCATTTAATATACAGTCTGAAACTTTAACGTATCATGTTGTAAGTAAACAGGTGTTAAATTTTGATCCTAAGTTTTTAATAACAGGAGTTAACAAAATAGAAGACTTATTATTTTTTACTGACGACAAAAACCCTCCAAGAAAAATAAATGTTACACAAAACTATCCAGATCCAGCAGGACTTACGGATGGTATAACAGAAAGCGATATAAGTGTAATTTTAAGGCCACCAGGTTTTGCTTCATTAGACACACTTCCATCGCCTAAAGTAACAATGATTGATGTTCCTGGAGAAGAAAATTATATGGATACTAGGTTTATTACTTTTGCTTACAGGTACAGGTATGTAAACAATGAGTACAGTGCAACTTCTTTATTTTCTGTAGCTGCATTTCAACCAGGCCCTTTTGATTTTGATGTAAACAATTTCAATAACGGCTCTATGAAAAATATATATAACTCAGCTGAGGTTGAGTTTGAAACTGGCTCAGATAAGGTTATTGAGGTAGATTTATTATTTAAACCTAGCAATAGTAACTCTATTTATGTAATAGAAAGATTTAAAAAATCAGATTACGGATGGGGAAACAATACTAAACAAACTTATACTTTTACTAACAGTAAAATATATACAGTTTTAGGAAGCGATGAATTACTAAGGTTATATGACAATGTTCCTAAAGTTGCAAAAGCTCAAACAATTCAAGGCAACAGACTTATATATGGTAATTATACCGATGGATATGATATAGTAAATGCAGCAGATCAAGATATAGCTATAAACTTTACAACGTCATTATTTACAAACGATATATTATTTGATGACTTGCCTGAAGCAACAATGTCTACAGGGGCAGTATATACAATAAACCCTAACACAAACACAACAATTCAAAATTCAAAAATTAGTTTTGATTTATCTGAGTTTGCTAATCGCCTTGTTAAAGGTTCATCTTTAAGTTTTACTCTGTTTATTCAGCATTCAACTTTAAACGGAGATACGGGTGATGCTTGTTATGATGCGGCTTTTAATAACACACCTTTTGAATTGTCTGTAATATTTCCAGTAAATAGAAATTATACTTCAGTATATGAAATGGTAAATTCTACTGAATTTGCTGAACGTATTGGAACAGTATTAAACACTAATTTTCAACCGTTAGCCACATCTACTCAAGGAAACTCATTGACAGATTTATTTAATACAGTAACAATAGTTCCAACTAATTGTGTGTTTACTAAAGCAAACAGTAGTATAGATGCGCAAACACAGCAAGGTTTTAGAATAGGCTCTTCTGTAGGTTCAAATGTATTTTCATTGCAAGTGTTAGCTATGAAGTACACTTCAGGATCTACTAATGTTTATGAGTATTTTAATTTTACACGAGGGCAAGGAACTTTTACGTCAAGTCAAGATACATCTTCATTACACAGTAACAGAGATTATGAAACAGGAATTGTATATATGGATGACTACGGAAGGGCATCAACAGTATTGGTTTCTGAATTTAATACTACTTTTGTACCTCCTTCTGCTTCAGTAGATCAAAATAAAATAAAAGTTAATATAGAAAACTTACCTCCAGCTTGGGCTACAAAATATAAATTTGTGGTAAAACCTAGTGAAGGAGGATATGAAACAATATATTCTAACTTTTATTATCAAAGCCAAACTACAAGAGTTATATATTTTAAGTTAGAAGGGGATAATCAAAACAAAGTACAAAAAGGAGATATTTTAGTTGTAAAACTAGATGCTAGTGGGCCTTTAAACAGAGAGGTAACTTGCCAGGTTTTGGATGTAAGTGCTGAATCTTCAAACTTTTTAGAAGTTGAAGGAGAAGCTCCTAGTAATTCAAACCAGTTAGCAGGTTTATACATGCAAATAAGAGGACAAAATTTTAGTATTAATTTAGATGATAATGCGGTTATAGATGAAGGAGAAAAAACAGCTGGTGGAACTAATAGAGCCTATTGTAGCCCTTACTTACAATACCCAGCTTTTACTACCGACTCTAATAATGTTACTACTAATTATACAGTGCCAACTCAGTCTAGTGTAAAAATAAAATGGAGAATAGGAAGACATGATGCAAGTGGATGTCCAGGAATTGATTACATCTGGGAAAACACTTATGTGTCTTCTCAAGATTATGATGATTTACACGCATGGTTTGAAGGAGATTTTATAAACCCTGCGGCAGGCGATGTTATAGATGATGGTGATGGTAGACTTCAAAACCCTATATTTATAAACACAATAGCTACTAGCCCGGGAGCTGTACAATGCCCTCAACCTTGGACTCCTATATTTCAGTTTTGGCAAGCAACACCTGGTGATCCATCATCACCATTATATCTTGCATGTAGAAGTGGTGTTATTGCTTGTGCAAATGGAGGAAAGACATGGTTTATGGAAGCAGAGATAGTTGTAACAAGAGCTAATAATTTGGTTGTATGGGAAACAGAACCTGCTGATGCTGATCCAAATTTATTTTATGACTCTTCAGAATCTTACAATATTACAGGTGGCTTTCATATGGGTGGCAATGCAAACGGAGATCAAAACCAAACAGCAACTCAAGATGCTATTGTAACCCTACCATTCTTTAATTGTTACACATTTGGAAATGGTGTAGAAAGTTATAAGATACTTGATGCATTGGATGGACAAGCCGTTAATTTAGGTGAAAGAGTGCTGGCTGTGTCAACGCAGGATTTTAAAGAAGCAGACAGATTTGCTGAATTAACTTATAGTGGTTTATATAGCAGTAACTCTAACTTAAATAATCTTAATGAATTTAATTTAGGTTTAGTAAACTTTAAAGATTTAGAAACAAGTTTTGGCCCTATTATGAAACTTCATTCTAGAGAGACAGATATACTTGTTTTACAAGAAGATAAGATAAGTTATGTTTTAACAGGTAAAAACTTAATAAGTGATTCTACAGGAGGGGGCGTTATTGCTTCAGTTCCTCAAGTATTAGGAACTCAAATAGCTAGAATAGAAGAGTATGGTATTAGTTATAATCCAGAAAGTTTTGTTTCGTGGGGATATGACATGTATTTTACAGACACTAAAAGAACAGCTGTATTAAAATTAAAAGGAACTTCAGCTAACAATGATGCGTTAGAAGTTATTTCTGATACAGGAATGAGGTCTTATTTTAGAGATCAGTTTAATGTACAATTAAATACACAAAAACTAGGCGGGTATGATCCTTATATGGATGAATATGTTTTAAGTACAAATGGAACAAGTGTACCTTTACCTCCAGTTATTAT